TCTACCGAACGCTCAGTACCTGGAGTAATCTTGCAAGAGGTTAGTAATATAGAAAGCAGTATTAAGATTATCAGAGTTCTCATATATGATATTTATAAGTTCCATATATACTATGTTACTGGTGTACCAGATATAATAGATATTTGGTTATTATATAAGTCAACAAAAACAATCAGCGACCTATTAGGACCATCGGCGACAGATCCGCGCTTTGTTTGGGTGCGGGAAAATCAGCGCGATTGTATAAATAATAGTATGAGTGAATATTCTAAATTATCTAAAGATGAGCTTGAAGAACTTGCCCGTAAGTACGGGGTGGAGTTAGATAGAAGGCTTTTAAAATCTAAAATGGTTAAACAGCTTGAAAAGCATATATCTTCTATATCTAAAGATGAGCTAGAAGAGATAGCAAGAGAAGATGGCGTAGAGCTTGACAAGAGGCTAACTAAAGAAAAGCTAGTAGAGCAAGTTGCTGATATTAGTGATGAACCCCAACCAAGTCCTGATGAGATAACTCTTGAAGAAAAGAGGGCTAAACTTATAAATTTAAACTTCTAATTGATTAAATAATTACATGGCACTTGGAGAAAACACAGCATTTTTTAACGAAACAACATTCCTATTAGGTCCTACTAGTGTCGATAACGGCATTTCAGGCTTAGATATTACAGCAATTGGAGGTGGAGCAATTGCATCACCTGCAGCTAAAGTTCTATTTACTGCGAAACCAACAATATTAGGTGAAACTTTACATTTAGGAAATATTAAAGACCCAGCTAGAGGGTTACAATTTGAATTCAAATTCGCATCTAGATATATTAATGATATAGTTTCTATCATAACAGCAGATAGAGAAGCAATTCAAGTTACACTTCATGAAGATCTTTCAGCTGCTTCTATATCCACTTCGACGACATTTCAGTTAACAGCTAAAGGTCCTAATTCAGTTGGTCCAACATTAAGAAGATTAAATCAACTAGGTTACGTTTAACATTTAATAATATATTTTTAATAAAGATGCTTCCGGAAACGGGAGCATCTTTTTTTATGGGAACTGTGATATAATAGTAGTATGGTTATAGTTAAATGTAAGTTTAATACTAAGATAAAGGAACTCTTTAAAACTGTAAATGTTAATTTAAAGGAACTAGAACGGTTTACTAACTTTATTTTAAATGAATATAAAGGAACTAGAAAGGATTGGTATTATGATCTAGGTATAAAAATGATAGAATGTAATACCTCAGGTTACTATTTTGGTGATGATACAATGGAAATAGGAAGAATAACTACTAAACGTTCCGTATTAGAAAAGAGGAAATGGTACTTAGGTTCCTATTTTCATGAACTATGTCATTTTGCTCAAGATAACTTAGATGGTATTAAAGAGTCAAAGTTAGATTATAGTGATAAAGATGCATCAGAATGTAATGATAAATATTATAAAAATCCTTTAGAGATACAAGCAAGACAATGGGAAGATAAATATGTAGATATTTATATTAAACTATTTTATTAAAATGTTCCTTCTGCAGGCCATAATCGAGCTCTCATATATTCGATATCTTTCTTTATTTCAGCAATATCAACTGTCATTTCTTTCATGCTATCCGTTATAATAATATCACCAGATGGGGTAACGAAATTACGAATCAACGCTTCAACTCTTTCTACTAATGGTAACAACTCTCTTATCTCGCTTTGATTTGTTTGAGCCATAAATCGTAGAGCTAGCATTTCAGTTTCTAAATTTGTAAGTTTTAATAAAATTATCTCCTGATCCTTAGCATAAACTTCTTGAGATACATAATTACTATTCAACCATAAAGCTCCTAAAGCCCCTAAAGCAGCTAATAATACTGTAGCAAAATTAAAATTATCTAAAGCAGAGCGAAAAAAATTAATAGGCTTTTCCATTATAATATATTTATTAAAATTACTTATATTAAATAATAATAATGAGTGATCAAACAAAAATTTTTAATCTCTATGAACAAAATTTAAATCAATCGGCAATTGGTTATAATCAACAAAGAGATCCAAATAAAAATTTAAAATATAGACCTGGAGAAGCAAAACCAGGACAGTCATATGCTCGTTATAATGTACCTACAACTAACAGTGCTAAGGTTAAAGGTGCCCCATTTATACCTAATGGTATAAGTGATGAGGAAATGGTAATTAAAGGTTTTGGAGTTATAGATAGCAGCCAAGCTGCAAAACTTTTAAAAAGATTAAAAGATGATATACATAAGTTAATTGATAAGAACGTAACAGGTCCTGTACTTAAAAGTAAAATAGATTTATATACATCAATTATTGAACAAATAACTTGATTATTAAAATTTATATACTATAATTAATATGTGGATATTGATATATTTAAATTAAGTTGGGATAATATAGATTTTTTAACTGAATGTTTAGCTGGTCAAATAAAAAATAAAAAAATAAAATTTGATTGTATAATTGCTTTAGGTAGAGGAGGTTTAATACCAGGAGCTTCATTAAGTTATAAGTTGGATATACCAACACTTTATAATCTTGGAATCAATACAAGGCAAGAGAATGGTAAGTATATTGATACTTTAGTATATCAACGACCTGATACCATTAATGAAAATTCAAAAATATTAGTTATAGATGATATAAATGATAGTGGTCGTACGTTTACTGCAGTAGATTCTATATTGAATCGAAATTATAATATATCAAGTGATAATATTTTATATGCTAGTTTAATAAAAAGAGATGGTTCGGAATTCAATAAAAATATTATTTCTGGTAATACTTTATATACTTCACAGTGGTTACAGTTTCCTTGGGATAAATAATTAAGTGAGAGCTCGACCATTTTATTTCGAAATTAAAGATATGCTTACGCAGTTTGTCGCTGCGTTTGATGATATTGTTATAGGCCGCTTCAATAAGGATAGAAAAGAAAAGGATAAAATTAATGTTAGATATGTATATGCTCCTAAACAAAGAGTGTTATATGATTTAGTAAATGAAACTAAAACGTTAACCTTACCAGTAGTTTCAGTTAACGTTAATAATATTTCTAGAGATGAGTCTAGAGTTTTTAATAAATTAGATGGGTTTTATTATCAAGCTAATATAGGTGAAGAAAAAGTATCAAGGCATATTAAAGCTCCAGTGCCTATTAATATTACTTTATCAGTTTCTGTGTTAGCAAGATACCAAACTTATATGGATCAGATATTAAGTAATTTTGTACCGTTTTGTAACCCTTATGTTATTATATCATGGAAGGTACCTAAAAAATTTAACTTAAGTGTTGAACAAGAAATTAGAAGTGAGGTATTATGGACTGGTGATATTAGTATGAGTTACCCGACTGACCTTGCAGCTTCTCAAAAAGCACGAATAACTGCTGATACTACATTTACTATTAAAGGTTGGTTATTTAAAGATACTGACGATCCTGCAGGTAATATATTCTTTGTTGATAATAATTTTCATAATGAGACAAAATTAGAATATTATGATAACTATGAATCCTTATCAGGTAATACATATACATACCCTACATCAACTAATATTGACGATAGAGTTAGCTCATTCGAGCTATCAGGTTCACCGTTTATAACTGATATTTTCTATAATGGTGTATTGCTTCAAGATAATTTTACTATATCCGCAAATACTTCTGGTACTATTATTTTAAACGGTAGCGGGTTTACTAATACAGAAACAGTATTATTCAGTACTAATAATGAAACAGTATATACAAATTTAACATCTATATCTAATTTCAGTAGACAAGAAGCTGTATCTGGTCAATCTATACCATTTACAATTTTAAATGACAATACAATAATTTTTAGCAGCCCTAAAATTACGTCTGGTACTTTGAGATTTATACCTCTCAATAAAGCAGGTTACGATTTTTCAGATTTATCTTATATGGACACTTTAAACGGTAGAGGTTTAAGCAGTACGTTTATTATAGTAGAATAAGTATTAAATAATAACAATGGCCGATCAACAAAACAAAGCAGGACAATCTGGTTTCTTAAAGAACCTTGTCAATAAACTACCATATCAGTCTGTAGATTTTAATAAAGTTCTTGGAGATCTAAATCCTAAGTATGATACATTTGAATCAACAGGAATGCGAAGAGTTGAAGCATTAGCTAAAAATTCGATTTTTTATAATAATGATTTCAATAATACTGGTGCAGGTCAGGTAAGTGTTGATGGTAATTATAGTTCTTTAGTATATGCTAATGTTGAAGAAAATAAAGGAGGTAGGTTACGCGATTATCGTATAATGGCTGCGTTTTCAGAAATTAGTCATGCATTAGATGAAATATGTGATGAGTGTGTTAATAAAGATGACGCTGGTAATATTGTAAATTTAATATTTAGAAATACTGATATAGATGAAGAAAAACAGCAGAACATAAAAGATGAATTTGAAAAATATATTGATTATTTTAATTTAGAAAAGAAAGGTTTTGAATATTTTAGACAATTGCTAATTGAAGGGGAAGTTTATTTCGAGCATATTATACATCAAGGTTATACTAGTGATGGTATTCTTGGAGCAGTATTATTACCTGGTGATTTAATAGACCCTATATACGATAATATTCAAAATATGATCATCAAAGGTTACATTTTACGTAAGCCTATTTTTGACCCCAATAAACCTGAAAAGATAGAAAAGTTTGATTTTATACCAATGGATGATAATCAGGTTTCATACATTAACTCAGGTGTATGGAATCAAGATAAAACTTTTAGATTACCATTTATTGAAAATTCAAGAAGAGCATATAGACAGTTATCGTTAGTTGAAGATGCTATTGTAATTTATAGATTAGTAAGAGCTCCGGAGCGTTTAGTATTTAACGTTGATGTAGGTAATATGGCACCGCCTAAGGCAGAAGCATATCTAAGAAAGCTTATACAAGAGTATTGGAGTAAAAAGACTTTTGATTCAAATCAATCTGGTCAAGTTCAAAAGTTTAACCCTCAATCAATGCTAGATTCGTTCTGGTTTGCTAAAAGAGCTGGTTCGGATGGTACATCAGTTACTCAGCTAGCTGGTGGTGCTAATTTAGGTGAGTTAGCTGACTTAATGTATTTTGTTAATAAACTTTATAAGGCATTAAAAGTCCCTCTTAATAGGTTGAACCCTGATAGTCAGTTTAGTGATGGTAATGAAATACTAAGAGAGGAATTAAAATTTGCTAAATTTATTATTAGATTACAACAGCAATTTGCTGGAGGACTTAAAAATGGATTTATAACACATCTAAAATTAAAAGGTTATTATGATGACTATGATCTTAGCCCACCTAATATACATTTAGAGTTTAATGTACCAACTAATTTTTACGAATTAAGAGAAAGTCAGAAGTTAGAACTTAAAGCACAAAACTTTAATTCGTTAGCGTCGAATGAGTTTGTAGCAGCAACTTATGCACAAAAACGTTACCTAGGTTGGAATGATGTTGATGTAAAAGCTAATAGAGAGTTCTTGCGTAAGGATGCAGAGTTACAATGGGAGTTACAGCAAATTAATGCTGGGGGACCTAATTGGAGAGATGACTTACAACCAGCTTCAAGTGAGGATGTAGGAGATAGCAGTGGTTTACCTGCCACTGGCGGTGATTTAAGTAGTGATGTTCCACCTGAGTTTGGAGGTGGAGAGGCTGAAGTAGAAAATGAACCTGTTGATCCTACAGATGTACCGGTAACACCGCCAGAGGATGTAACTTAATTTATTAAGACGTTTGTCTATAAGTTACTATTGGTCGTGGACCTCTAAAACTTACATCTGCTACAATATGATTAGCAGGTCTATTCTCATTTATATACTGTGCTAACAATGTTGTATTTGTTAAAATATTTTTATCACCAGTGCTTGTTGTTGATAAAACTGGTACTACTGTTATTGAAATGTCGCCTACTGCCATATAATTATTTATTAACTTAGTACGACTTTATTAAATATTTACGATGTCAAAATGTGAAATATCTCCTATATCCGGGTTCCAAAGTACTAATCTAAATTCTAGAGTAGATAATTTTAATAGGCTCGGTGATAGAATACTGAGATCTTTAGGTTATCCCTTTACTAATGTTGAAATACATAGAGACCAGCTTTATGAAAATATTAGTATAGCTGTAGAATACTTTAGTAAGTTTGCTGGTTATACCAAAGAATATCTTATATTTGATAGTAATCTATACAAAAAAGATTATGGTATAAAAATTGACGACCTATTCACTCTACAGAACAGTAGTACATTTGATG